AGATACTGAGCCGGTGACTCCGGATCAACGGCAATGCTGACCACCGCCTTTTCCTCTGGTGGGTTTTGCTGGTGGGCGTGAGGCAGCGGCGCAAGATTTTTTGTGCGCTGTTTCAGTATGCTGGTGGCGGTCTGCTCTCCCGGTACGATGTCGCTTTCGCGGTACACCGAGCGGATTTTTTCCGCACGTAACCCCAGAGAACGACGTAATACTGCCTCCGGTAGCGCGTCCGCCACCTGATTGCAGAGCGCCCACCAGGATAATTCAGCCAGCGATAATTCCCGCTCTTGCGTGCCATTCATTGCATGGCGTATGACGTCAATCATCCATGCTGACAGGTTTTGATGAGCAAGTTGCTCGAGTGATTCGGATGTCTGGTCACGCAGCTGGTTGTCGCAGTGCCAGCACAACACCATTGCGCCAGCGCCATAACGGTGAATGACGGTTTCACTGTGATGATAGTCACCATGAGGCCACTGGCAGGATTTAATATGGCGTGACAGCCAGTCAGACAATGCACCAGCACCACCAGAAGCACGAATCACCCGCTCATCGCTGAAAAATGGCAGTAATGATTTATCCTCCGCCAGCGGCTGGCGAACGGCAGGAACGACTCCTGACGGCAGATTACGCATGCTTTTCGGTGCAGGCTCCACCAGCACCCTGCCGCCATGAAATACCCGCATGGATTCACGGCCTGGCTTAACGATAACCACCCCGAGTTCCGGTACCAGAACAGGTCGAAGTAATACCCGCACGTTACCTCCAGATGCGCTGGAAATAACTGACTGGTGTACGTGGCTGATGATTTGATACAGGTAATGTCACCGAAACAAACCACGTCCTGCCGTCAGGGTTGAGTTGCTTTATTATTGTGTATCCGCGACGTCCGTATAACTCTTCAAGTTCCCCGAGTTCATGCGTCGTACAGTCCGGATAGTAGAAAGGGTGTTTTTCAGATACGGAAAATCGCCGTCCGTGCCTGCTGGCAGGGTCGACTGAATTATTGGGATTATGACGTTTGGTATAATGCACCACTACAACCCTCGTAATGGTGCGACAGGAGCCAGTTGTTCAGGCTGGCTTCACCAGTATAATTTAGTCTTCTTTAATACAGAAGTGGCTGACAGAATCCATGTGAGATTCTTTAGTGATCAGAATGGCGTCGGGTGGTAACGGCATTACAATAAACTCTCCATTTGCAAGGGTTATCACCTCATAACTACCCGGTACAGAAAGCGCAGCAATTAATTCCTTATCATTCATAACAAAACCCTATGAACTTTTAACATTTCCCCTTAAGGGGTCCATCCCTCTTCTCCCTGCGCGCTACTTAAGTATTTTTGATTCTATTCCGGCACCTTCAAAAAGCTCAAACGTCTTGAAAATAAACAACAAAAAACCCGCCGAAGCGGGTTAAGTGCGGGTGCGTTGAGGATGCCTGACACATCAGAGGTGGCGAGGGATTTCTCCCCCGCCGGGTCTCTTACTCCTCAGGTTCGTAAACTGTGAAGACAGCGACCTCCGTCTGGCCGGTTCGGATTCGTACCTCGCAGAGGTCTTTCCTCGTTACCAGTGCCGTCACTATGACGGTTAAACAGATGACGATCAGGGCGATTAACATCGCCTTTTGCTGCTTCATAGCCTGCTTCTCCTTGCCTTTCGGCACGTAAGAGGCTAACCTACATTTGTGAGACATAGATTGGGCCTCAGATTAATGTTAAGCGTCTTGCAGGACGCCGAATGTTAACTGGGGCTTTTCTCTATCTGCCTTTGGTGTTCATGCCTGAGACAGATAGCCTCAAGCACCCGCAGCCATTCTACTTAACTCCCGTTACCTCGCCAATATGAAATCAATCAGAAAGGTGCTCCATAAGAACAATAACAAGACAATAAATTGCCATTACAGCCGCAATAGCCAGCGCACATTTCAGAACCAGCACGATGACCTCCCATATTTGACGCACACGCGCATGATTCAATATGTAGCAACCTATTTCTTGCTTCAATATAAAATCAGGTATTGTTGCATAACTATTTAACTGACTCCCTATCCCCATATCTCAGGCGCTCAACTTCTGTGTGCGGGGCGTTTTTTAATACCTTACCCCCAGCGGCAAATCGAATACACCACCAGCGCCACCGCTATCGCAATTCCTACCGTTGTAAATGCTTCAGGCCAGGTCATCGCAAAATATCCTCCGCGCTTATCAGTCCGTTTCGCTTCAGGTAGTCCATCGCCTTCTCCGGTAATTTGCAGTCCGGCTTAGCTTTTTTCAGTTGGCTGACCAGTCGCTTAACCCACATTGTTAATTCGCTAACCTGATTGCCGGATGCTGGGGGATTGTCGGCTTTACCCAGAATGGCAGCACAGCAGGCCTCTTTGAGTACCCAATCAACAGCGTCTTTCCATGCTCCTGTTTCGACTGGAGGATTCTCACGCCGTACCTGTTCATAAAAGCGCACAGCTTTAACCAGTCCTTCAGGCACTACCGGCACAGGTGGAGCGACGAATAGTGGTTTAGGTGATATCTCCGCACGTTTTGCGTATGCTTCAACTATATCAGGATTAAACAGGATTATTTTTTCGCCGCATTCCCACGCTATCGGTTCTGCTTCCAGCGATGCCAATGCAATTTTGAATAACTCACCCTCTACTCGTGCCATCCCTGAATTGGGATGGCATTTCGCAATCGCTATTTTTAATTTAGCTTCTTCGATTAATTGCTCTTTGGTTAATTCAGTCATTTTTCATTACCGCCCTTTCAGGCGGTCTCCTGATGTTCTGAGGGTGCAGAAATCCCTCCGGTTAAGGATTAAATTTTTAACAGTGCTAAATTTAATTATTCAGTTCTTGATTTTGCCGCCCTGCGTATACGTGCTTTCGCGTTACGCTCAATCTGAATTAGCTTTTCTATATTTCTCCGCCTTTCCCGTTCCTCCTGGCGCAAGAGCCTTACATCATCTGCCAGTCTGCTTTCTCTTTTCGCCACAGAGAGCATCCAGTCAAATGGCTCCACAACTGCACCGCAGATTTTACAGCGGACCTGACGCACTTTTTCGTCAACCCGGACAGAAGCGTGATGGCAATATGGTCTTTCCGATGGCTCATAAAGAAAATTAACCTGATTGCGTGGGTCATCCTCTTTTACCGGAAATAAAACAATATTACTTAACTCATCTTCTGGTTTTATTTCCATGGTCCTCTCCTTTGATGCGAATGCCAGCGATAATTGAAGCCTGATAGCTAATTTTACTCACAGCCCCCCTGATAATTTCCCTGATAAAACGCCAGCACTCGCTGCATAACTTCGCTCTTCCGGCACTCGCGACAGATTATATTCAGGCGCCTGTCGTAGCGACGTATTTCTCCGTCTGGTAATGACCAGATAAGGTCCAGATCAACCGCAGATGGTTTCTTCAGCTTTGCCCTTGAGAGCTTTTTACGGGCATTTTGCCAGTCCTTACGCGCCTGTTCAGACGGGAATAACCCGTAACCAGAGTTGTATACATCGCCGCTGGCAACCAGCTCTCTTGCGAGAACGCTCATCAGATATCTTGTTGCCCCAGTTTTAGCTTCCAGTTGTCGTAACGTCTCACGCCCACTCTGGCGTACGAGTTCAACAACCTGCCCTTTAATTTTTTCTCGCTCTTCCTGTGTAAATACTTTTGCCACAAGTCCTCCTGAAAATTACCTCATGACCTGAAATAAACACTTACCCCCTGAAGCCCGGCGGAATTTCGGTATCCGGTTCAGAAATATGATTCACACAACGCTGGTTGTTCGTGCCGCTTACCGGGAGCAACCAGGGGTTTTCAAAATTCCGGTCCGGTCCAAAAAAGGTCGTCGCTCGCTGAACAAATTCCGTTCCCGTTTTCCCGGTAGCCGCCAGATATCTTGCGTAACGCCTCACGCCATCCAGCATGGCCTCTGGTGGCACCCCCTCGCGTAATCTGGCCTTCCAGGCACTGAAAGCGGATTTCTTCGGGTTTGCTCCGGCACGCAACGGGTACTCCCGCCAGACCTGTTCGAACACATCCGGATAATCCACTCGTCCCACAGGCTGCCCGGTGTTTTCCGGGACTACCCGATCGGCTTCCCGCTGAATGGCGGAATCGGCTTCAGGCTGCTGCAGTTGGTGTGATTGCTCCGGCCTTCCGGTCATCACCTGCTGCACAGCGCCCGAATCGGCTTTCAGCGCATACGCTGAATCGGCTTCCGGTGTCGTGCCTGCTGGCTGACCAGGATTGACGGTCTGAACATCCCCTGCCTGGTTCGTGGCGTTTTTTACGCCATGGACCATAGTGTTTTGATCTTCTTGATCTGTATCTTTATCTGTATCTTTATCTGTCGTGACTCGTCGTGACATGTGCGTGACATTTCGTGACGCGCCGTGACAATCGCCATTTTGTTCCCGCTTTCTTTCCCTCTCTCGCTGCGCCCTCTTGCGCTCTGCAGGAGATTTTGCGGTTTGCGAAATATTGCCGTTGTCCTCTTTAAGCACCTGGCGTTTTTCCCATCCAGTGATTAAATCACCATCAAGTACCCGCCCCTGCATCGTCTGCAAAATTGAATCAATTACCTCTTCTGTCACGTCGAGCGCACTTGCCAAATCTTCTGTCGTGACATCAATGTGACCTCGCGTGACATTTCGTGACGCACTCACCAGGAGGTGGATATACACTGCCATCACTGTTGCAATTGGCTGCCCTGACACCCTGGCAATTGTTCGCCACTTAGGGTCATTTGGCATGTCATGCCATAATCTGAGCCAGGCGTTAGCCATACTCACCTCTTCTGATACCGAATCTTTTTACTCACGAGTTGCCGGAAGCGATTCGATATGGCTATTGTCAGTCAATGTACTGCCACAGCATTTCCTGCCGGGCCACCACGGTTCATCTGATTGAAACCGGCGATTGCCACTGCGACAAAATCATCAGCGTCTCTCACCAGTCGCTCCCGCGTCTCCACCAGCTCCCGAAAATAAGCTGAACTGTGGCTGCGCATTCTGGCCACCAGCAAAGGTGGCATTGCCTTTTCGATCGCTGGTAACAGCGCCTGAATTTTTTTAACCGCATCAGGAGTATCTTTCTCCACCCAGCGGAAAATTTTCTGAGTATTGCGAGCCAGAGCTTCCGGATGGCTTTCGTCATACAGTTCAGGAAACGTCATACCCAACTCAAAATAAGCCTGGGTTATTCCAGCTGCTGGAACTTTTTCGCCATCAGGACGCGCCCAGGCATTCATCGCCATGCGGATGTGTTCATGCTTGATTTTCATGAATCAACTCCGGTGTATTTGGTGTGTTAGCCTTATCTCCAGCAGGCAACCCGTCAGTTGGATTCGGGTATAAATCTGGTCGCAATTCATGAGGAGTAACCCCAGTTGCAATATAAATTTGACGAACCCGTTCTCCCGTCGGCACTCGACCATTGTATTCATTTGCCCATTTGTGTATTTGAGATGGCCAAGCCCCTATTGCACGCCCTAGCGGACGAATACCACCAGCAATCTTTATTGCTTTGTCCAATGCTGTCATACAACCTCCAGTTCAACTAACCACAATAATTGTTCACTTAAAGCGAACATAAGTCAACACCTCGAGGAATTGTTAGTGTTCACTGAACGGTTATAATTGCCAAATGGACATGAGAAAAAAGCAATACGACACCCCGCTAGCAGAAAGGTTAGATACGATCTCTCAACAGCATCATTTAAGTGGTTCAGATTTAGCGCGTATCGCTGGTGTAGGTCGTTCATCAGTCAACGCATGGAAAAAAAGAGGAACAATCAGTAAAGATTCCGCAGCCAAAATTGCAGAAGCCACAAACGTTTCCCTTTCTTGGCTACTGACAGGGAAAGAAGAGACAAATAGAGAGGCGCTTGATGATGACGAGAAGGCCCTGCTTGATGTTTACAGAAACCTGCCACCTGTAGAACGTAGAAATATGCTGGCAGCTTTTCAAATGCGACTCCAAAAACTGACTGAATTTTACTCAGAATACGTCGACCCAATAACACGACAAAAATAATTCTTTATTTTACAGAATCATACCGCCACAAGGCGGTTTTTTTTGTTTTTTACGTATTCATCATGTTGACTTTTGTTCACCTAAAGAGAGCAATGTATTCCATCAAAGCACAACGGTGCGACAGGTCTTAGTTCCGCTCCCCCGGCGTTAAGGGGAAATGAGGTCAGCATGGATACTATCGATCTTGGCAACAACGAATCTCTGGTGTACGGCGTGTTTCCCAACCAGGACGGCACGTTCACCGCGATGACGTATACCAAAAGTAAAACGTTTAAAACCGAAGCTGGCGCGCATCGCTGGTTAGCAAGAAACTCTGACTGATGAGGTTGACGATGGAATTTAAAGATTTACCTACTTCAATCCAGGAGATTGCAGCACACACACTTCGTCATCGTCTGAACGAACTTGCATTGGAATCGGTAACGAAAAAAGACACTGATAATATGGCTCGTAATGTGCGCGATGCGTTTACCGGATTGTATTTCTGTGCGTCTGTAAATAAACACGACTCAGAGAGTGTGGCAAATAAAATTGCAGAAACGACAGCGCAAAACATCAATACGAAACCAACGGAAGAAGAAATTGATCAGTTTGCTCATGATGCTGGTTTAAAAAACAAGAAAGAAGAATCGCCATATGCGGGGAACATGTTTGTTTATGACAATCTCATCAGAATTCGTGGCGAAATTCCGGCGGAATACCTGGCAAGAGTCCATCAGGCATTGCTTAAAAATCTGGAAACAGAATTATTTGATGGCAACACTAACGGTTTCTTCATGGTATCAGGCCTTGAGAAAGACTGGGATGCAGAAAAACGCTGGAATGTTGCTACATGGTTATTCAGTAACAGAGCCGCTGCCCTGGAAGCTTCGGCATATATTTGCGGCCTGTTCTTAACAGACCACAAATATAATCTGGATGTGTACAGTTATATTTACGCTGAACACGGTCCGCTCTGGATTGACTGGTAATTATAAGGAAACACCAGCAGGGCCGCGGCGACCAACAGAACGATTAAAATCAATAATGCCATTATAAAGGACATTATTTAATTTATCGTCGAATGCTGATTCTGTGAGCCTCAACTCTGAATGAGTTTTTAATAACCCTGATTGCCTGAGTTGATTTACCAGGCATTCAATCTTTTTTTCAATAAGCGGATTTCTTTTTTTGTTTGGCATTTTATCCTCCATTGAGGTTCTGGGTTAAAAATGGAGACCAACACGCTGTCACGTGTGGTCGTGCGCCGGACACGGATAAGAATCCGGTACTGACAGTTTACTGAAAGGATATATCCCTGAAAAGCCAGGGCATAACGCGAAAGCGCACGGCGAAATTGGTCTCTCTGTACGGTGTCGTTAAATTTAATTCGACCGTGCGCTTCCGGTTGTGGCACTCCGCGAAATGGCGCGGCGGTAAGTATGGCTGGGTTATTCCTTCCCCGTTGAGGACACCGGGTTGTCAGGTTGACCATACGCTTAAGTGACAACCCCGCTACAACGCCCTCTGTTATCAATTTTCTGGTGGCGTTTGGCGGTATCAGTTTTACTCCGTGACTGCTCTGCCGCCCTTTTTAAAGTGAATTTTGTGATGCGGTGAATGCGGCTAAGCGCACGCGGAACAGTTAAAAACATGAGTGTTATGGGTGAGTCATCCGGCGTTAATTGTTAACTGGTTAACGTCACCTGGAGGCACCAGGCACCGCATCAACAAAGTTCACTCAGGTGATGAAAGGTAGAGAAAATGTTGAATGTAGCTATTGAAAACCAGAACGGGTGGAATTATAGTGCACCTGCACCTCATAAAACGGGTGCCGGGCGTGGAAACCCGAAGTCATTCGCGGCGCATAACCGCGCTCATGCGGTTTTTTTATGCGTTAAGCACAGCCACATTCGCATTATGGTGGGGCGTGCAGGGCAGCCGCAAGGCTGGCCGGGTTCCGCGATGACCGGTATTTCCACCCCTGTACGTCTCACCACCCTTATGGTCGTGGAAAACCTCGGTGGTGAGTTAATCAAATTCATCGCGGAGGCTGCCATTATGGCTACTATCCTTACCCTTTCTCACCCTGACGTAACCATCGAAAATGGTCGCGCTGTCACTACGTCTATTGCAGTTGCCGAATACTTTGGTAAGCGACACGACAACGTTATCCAAAAAATAAAATTGCTGGATTGCTCCGCTGAGTTCACTGCCCTTAATTTTAAGGTGAGCGAATACACCGACTCAACCGGACGCAAACTCCCCATGTACCAAATCACCAAAAACGGCTTCGTTTTCCTGGTGATGGGCTTCACTGGTAAAAAAGCTGCCGCGTTCAAAGAGGCCTACATCGCTGAGTTCGATCGCATGGAGGCAGAGCTGCGCCAGAATAATACCACTCCCACAGACAAAATAATTCCTGGTGATGGCCGCACCCTGGTTGTTCGCTTCGACGAACACGGCAATATCAAATTCACCGAAACCGTTCCTGACGGCGCTCTCGTCTGCACCCTGGATACTTTCCGCTTTTATCTGGAAAAACAAGGATGGACTCTTGTAAACCGGAGTGCAATTAAAAATATGACCGTCGAACAGTTGCTGAGTATTAAATAGCATCCTGGAGTTCTCTTAATACGACAATTTGTTAAGGAGATAATTATGATTGCTCATCACTTCGGAACTGATGAGATACCTCGTCAGTGCGTGACTCCCGGTGATTATGTTATTCATAAAGGAAGAACATATATTGCTTCGGTAAATAATATTAAAAAACACCGGCTCTATATTCGTGATTTTTCCACACAACACTGTATTAAGGAAACCATGATTAAAGTCTTCCTTGGTCGTGATGGTTTACCTGTAAAAGCGGAGTCATGGTGAGCAGTAATAAAATAACTGACCCAATACGACATTCAGCTTAATAAATACATCAGATTCGATTCTTATATGCCAGCAATGGCAGGGATTTGTTCGCCCCTAAATCTGTAATGAGGTTTATTGATGAGTACGAATAAAGAAGTGTTTGCGCTATATTGCGAAGCTAAAAATGACAAGGTCAGAAAGCGCCTCGGTATCAAAGGTGGCTTTTTCTGGATCGAAGCCAAAAAACTTTCCGTTGCAGTTTCCCGCTGTATTGCCGCTATGGACGATGCTGGCTACGACGAAGATGATTTCAAAAAAACAGTTCGCGTCCATTTGCCTGTTGTGAATGACCTGCCATCTGAAGGCGTATTTGATACTGATTTCTGTAACCGTTACGAAAAAGGTGGAGAAGATGGCATCACAATGATGTCGGTACCGTCCGGAAACAGCGATGAAAACAGTAACGCCGCTAATACCAACGTCAACGGCGAAGACATGGCCGAGATTGAGGAGAGTATGCTACTCCCGATTTCTGGCCAGATACTGCCCGTTCGTTGGCTTGCTCAACACGGCAGCGAAAAACCGGTAACACACGTTTCACGGGACGAACTTCGTGCATTACATAACGCACAGGAAGAAAAACTTCCCGCTGTTACAGTGCTGGCCATCTCAAATAAAGCAGCGCAACTCGAACCGCTTGAGATTCGGGATTTATACAAACTGGTGCGTGATACTGACAAAGTTTTCCCTGCTCCTGTAAATTCAGACCTGGGACTAATGACCGCTTTCATCGAAGCATACCTGGGTGCTGACTACACCGATCGTGGTCTGCTGACAAAGGAGTGGATAAAGGTAAATCGCGTTTCACACATCTCCCGTACAGCTTCCGGTGCTAATGCTGGCGGCGGTATTCTTACCGACCGCGGCGAAGGTTTTGTCCACGATGAAGTGTCGTTGACTCGTGACGTAGCCACTGGCGTACTGACTCGTTCAATGGACGTGGACATTTATAACCCTCATCCGGCACACGCTAAACGTGTCGAGGAAATTATCGCTGAAAATAAACCGCCCTTTTCTGTTTTCCGCGACAAATTCATCACCATGCCTGGCGGTCTGGATTATTCCCGCGCCATCGTGGTTGCGTCCGTAAAAGAAGCACCAGTTGGTATAGAGGCTACCCCCCACCGTGTCACCGAATATCTGAACAGGGTGCTGACTGAAACCGATCATGCCAACCCTGATCCGGAAATCGTGGATATTGCCTGTGGCCGCTCCTCTGCCCCGATGCCGCAGCGTGTACCAGAAGAAGGAAAACAGGATGATGAAGAAAAACCGCAGCCATCTTGCGCAATGGCAAATGAACAGGCAACGGCTGAAACAGTGGAACCGGATACAACTGAACATCATCAGGACACGCAGCCGCTGGATGCTCAGTCACAGGTAAATTCTGTTGATGCGAAATATCAGAAACTGCGAGCAGAACTCCATGAAGCCAGGAAAAACATTACGCCTAAAAATCCTGTCGACACAGACAAATTACTGGCAGCCTCTCGCGGAGAATTTGTTGAAGGGATTAGCGACCCGAATGATCCGAAATGGGTTAAGGGGATCCAGACTCGCGAGTCTTCGAACCAGAATCAACCAGAAGCGGAACAAACCAGGCCAGAATCGGGACAAAATAGCCAGGACGCACACCAAAATGAACCAAAAACGATACATCCGGAGCCAGCAGCGCAACATGCACAGAAAAATCCCTGTAATGTTTGTGGGGAAACTGGCGGGGGCACATGCCCTGACTGTGGCTCAGTAATGGGTGACGCAACTTACCATGAGACATTCTGCGAGGAAGATTCCGATGAATCTCAGGAAAAAGCTCCGGAGGAGATGGAAAGCCCTGGACATCCGCATCCGGAAGATGCTGACAACTATCAGCATAACGATAGCGGTGATAAAACTGGCAGGACGACAAATTCCTTAATTAAGGTGCACAGTCATCAAAAAGACACATCCACCAGCAGAGTATGGAATCACCTGTCGGTCGACCTTGAAACGATGGGAACAAATCCTGATGCGCCAATAAACTCTATTGGCGGTAAATTTTTTGATCCCAAAACCGGAGAGATGGGGCCAGAGTTCAGCAAAGCTATCGATCTGGAAACATCTGGCGGAATCATCGACCGGAAAACAATAAAATGGTGGGCGAAGCGATCACGCGAAGCGCAATCTGCCATTTTTACCGACGAAATCCCGTTAGACGACGCTTTACTGCAATTACGGGAATTTATCAACGAAAACTCCGGCGAAAGCTTTGTCCAGATCTGGGGAAATGGAGCCAACTTCGACAATGTGATTTTACGCCGTTCATATGAACGGCAGGGGATCCCCTGCCCGTGGCGTTACTACAACGATCGCGATGTGCGCACAATTGTTGAACTGGGAAATTCCATTGGCTTTGATGTCAGAATGGCTATTCCATTCGAAGGTGTACCCCACAATGCACTTGATGATGCACGTCACCAGGCAAAACAAGTTTCAGCTATCTGGCAAAAACTGATCCCGAGTCAGGCTGATTTTTAATGTTCAACCCTAATTGCCGCTAACCGTATATAGTTAGCGGCGGTTATGAGATATAGCTATGAGCAGCTTATTTTTAACCGAAGATGAATTGCTAATATTAACGGGCTGCAAATATGCAAGCCACCAGCGAAAATGGTTAATGGAAAATGGGCTTCCGTTCTATACCAATCGCAGTGGCAAACCGATTGTCAGCCGGGATCTATTTACCTGCAATAAAACTTTACCACCACGCGAGGTAGAGCCGAATTTTGGTGCAATCTGATGGGAAGACGAAGGAAAAATCCTGAACACGAAAAACTACCTCCAAATGTATACCCAAACAAATATAGTTATGTATGGAAACCAACATCCAGAGAATCTGTCACACTAACCGCCATCAAGGATGGTTTAGCTGCTTTATGGAAAAAGTATGAGGAAACTGTAAATAATCGCGATCGTGCAATGACATTCGGTCGCTTGTGGGAAAAATTCCTCGCCAGCGCCTATTACAGTGACCTCAGTCCAAGAACACAAAAAGATTATCTGCAACATCAAAAAAAGTTGCTTGCCGTATTCGGTAAGGTGCCGGCAGATTCCATAAAACCAGAACACGTCCGTCGATACATGGACAAGAGAGGGGAACAGAGTAAAACGCAAGCCAACCATGAAAAAAGCAGTATGTCCCGCGTTTACAGTTGGGGGTATGAGCGAGGATACGTGAAGGCTAACCCATGTGCAGGTGTAAGTAAATTCAAGGCCAAAAACCGCGAACGATATGTAACCGACAAAGAATACCAGGCAGTATTAAGCGTTGCACCTCTTCCTGTTTTTATCGCAATGGAAATTGCCTATCTGTGTGCAGCGAGGGTTTCCGATGTGTTATCGCTGAAATGGGAGCAGATTGGAAACGACGGGATCTTTATCCAGCAAGGGAAAACAGGGAAAAAACAGATAAAAGCATGGAGTCCACGATTACAGGCGGCGATCGAAAAAGCAAAACAGTTACCTACATCCGCCTATGTAATCAGCAATCAATACGGCAACCGATATATGTACAAAGGCTTTAACGAAATGTGGGTAGAAGCAAGAAATCGCGCAGGCAAAATTTCAGGTATTTTAACCGACTTCACCTTTCATGATCTGAAGGCGAAAGGAATTTCAGACTATGAAGGAAGCAGCCGGGATAAGCAACTTTTCTCTGGTCACAAAACCGAAGGGCAAGTGCTAATCTATGACAGGAAGGTTAAAGTTTCACCAACACTTGATGTCCCGTTACCTGAAAATATTCCAAGAAAATATTCCAAGTAATTCCAAGTGTGATTTTTGTCACTGACTTAATGATGTGTAAGTGATTGAATTTTGGCGGAGAGAGGGGGATTTGAACCCCCGGTGGAGTTGCCCCCACTCCGGTTTTCGAGACCGGTCCGTTCAGCCGCTCCGGCATCTCTCCGTCCAGATGGTTGCCATGATGCCAGGAAATTTGGCATTTTAACAGCCCCTGTCCGTGCAATTTTGTTCAAGTGACGAGTTTGCGAGCAAAACGATGATTAAGTGGCCCTGGAAAGTACAAGAAACAGCACATCAAGACGCACGTATCTGGGATGAAGCCCTGGCTATTCCCCTTTTGACGTCTCTGTCTGAGCAGGAGCAAAGCAAATTAGTCCTCCTTGCTGAACGTTTTTTGCAACAAAAACGACTGGTACCTTTACAAGGATTCGAACTTGATACCTTAAAAAGCCATCGGATCGCGCTGCTTTTCTGTCTGCCTATTCTGGAACTGGGTTTTGAGTGGCTTGATGGATTTCACGAAGTTTTAATTTATCCCGCGCCATTTGTAGTCGATGATGAGTGGGAAGATGATATAGGGCTTGTACATAGTCAGCGTATCGTTCAGTCGGGGCAAAGCTGGCAGCAAGGTCCAATTGTTCTGAACTGGCTTGATATACAAGACTCTTTCGATGCCTCCGGGTTTAACCTGATTATTCATGAAGTTGCTCATAAGCTAGATATTCGAAATGGTGACCGTGCCAGCGGCGTACCATTTATCCCTTTACGTGAAGTGGCTGGTTGGGAACATGATCTTCATGCTGCAATGGATAATATCCAGGAAGAAATTGATTTAGTTGGAGAAAACGCCTCCAGTATTGACGCCTATGCCGCCAGCGATCCGGCAGAGTGTTTTGCGGTGCTTTCCGAGTACTTCTTTAGCGCCCCGGAATTATTTGCCCCGCGCTTCCCGTTGTTGTGGCAGCGTTTTTGCCAATTTTATCATCAGAATCCTTTGCAAAGGCTGCGCGATGCGAAAGAACGCGACCAACATTCAACATCAAATGTTCATTAATTATCACTTTTGCAGGTTATTTAACCACTTGAAATAGCATACGAAATTTAGTGTTGACAGCCACAGTGACACTAAGTAATATGCGCCTCGTTCACACGATTCCTCTGTAGTTCAGTCGGTAGAACGGCGGACTGTTAATCCGTATGTCACTGGTTCGAGTCCAGTCAGAGGAGCCAAATTCTAAAAAAACCTGCTTTTATAGCAGGTTTTTTTTGCTTTATATCTGGTAATCAAATTCTATTTCATTACTTTCCATAACCTGTCGCTTAATATCCTCTATTGAAAGTCCAGCGTTACACAGCTCCAGAAAGCACCAGACATAGTTGCGTTGAAGTTGTCCTCGTTTCAGGCCCAGCCAGACTGTGTTGGCATCAAAAAGATGCCGGGTATCAAGTCTGATAAGTGTTCGTTCTTCATGTTCACCGCTGGATTGTTCAGCCACCAGGCCGATCCCTAATCCCAGCGCAACGTAAGTTTTGATAATATCTGAATCTTGTGCACTCAAAACAATATCGGGCAGTAAACCTTTCCTCATAAATGCTTCATCAATACGAGAACGCCCCGTAACTCCCTGCCGATATGTGATTAGCGGCCACTTCGCTATCTCCTCCAGCGTTAACGGCACGACATAAGCTAAAGGGTGCTGTTGAGGTATAAGCAAATTATGGTGCCAATAAAACCAGGGAAATGCGGCCAGTTGTGGATTATTGCTCAAACGTTCACTGGCTATTCCAATATCAGCACCGCCATTTTGTAATAATGCTACAATTTCTTGTGGTGTCCCCTGAATCAATTCCAACCGCACTTCGGGGAATAATTCACGAAAAGCTTTAATAACATCCGGCAAACTATAGCGTGCCAGGGTATGTGTGGTAGCAATCGTCAGTACGCCAGCCGTATCATCGGTAAAAAGATCGGCAAGTCGACGGATATTAGTGGCTTCGCTTAATATTCGTTCTGCAATAACTAATAATGCCTTCCCCGGTGCAGTCATACCGAGAAATCGTTTCCCCCGACGAATGAATATTTCAATGCCCAGCTCATCTTCCAGTTCCCGAATATGTCGACTTACCCCTGACTGTGAAGTGTAGAGTATATTGGCAACTTCTGTCAGATTGTAATCCTGACGGGCAGCCTCGCAAATGATTTTTAATTGCTGGAAATTCACAGTTTACTCCGGGCATGTAAGACATTCTGCTATTGTTAAAGTCTGTACCCCGGTAAAACAAATAATAAAAACCAGCATCTTATTCCTTACAGATATAACGTGTAGCCGATAAGTTGCTACAGCCATATCAAGCTGGCCATCAAGGAGTTTCTCATTGAGCACTACGCGACTATTTTCATGTAAATAACGACATCTGGAAACTCAGCGCGTACGGACTGGTAATAAAGATATACTGATTAGTGAAGCCGCTGTTCCTGGAGCAAGGTCAATCGATACCTAACCGCTTAACGTCTGACCAGCATTATTTACCGCCAACCGTGCCAGTTCACACTGCCGTAAAATTGTCCGGGCGTGAGTGTAGAGAATTTTCCCCGCTTCAGTTGGCGTTACGCCGCGTTTGGTGCGAATAAACAGTTGTTGATCCAGTTCACCTTCCAGCGTCGCAATCTGCTGACTAAGTGCAGGCTGCGCAATATGCAATACTTCGGCGGCCTGGGTGAGGCTACCAATATCCACGATTCTCACAAAGTATTTCAAGCGTCTGAAGTTCATCTTGCCTCCGGTTTCTACTATCGACTTCTGTGTCGACCTTATGTAAAACCAGTCTGCAAGATACTTGCCAGTTTAAACCCTATGCTGATAGAAGCCGTAATCATATGTTAAATAAGAGATTATGATTGTTTATACGTTTAGGCTTCTTATTAAGCAAAATGCCTGATGCCCCAACAAGGGACGCCCTGCACCAGAATGAAACATCTGGAAGAATGATCAAAACCCCATCAACTTGATGAATTTGCCAGCAAACGAACAAACAAATGCATTTCCCCCTTTGACAACGCCGATTAGCGCCGTTAATATGCGCCCCGTTCACACGTTTCCTCTGTAGTTCAGTCGGTAGAACGGCGG